TAGCATAATTTTTATTTACATTTATTGACCTTGGAGCATTATAGTTATCTGTAAAAAATAATAAGTCCTCTATTTTATTTACTCCTGTAATTAAATACTGAGGGTTAAAATTTAATGTTGTATTTACACCACCACCATTGACACCATTATCTATGGTGATAACATGATACGTTAAAGAAAATGTGTTTGTATTAAATGAAACAACTAAGTCAAGTTTACCTGTATTGCCTAATGGAAAACTAGGGTCATGTACAAACCAATAAATAGTTTCTATTGAACCATCCTCATATACACCAATGCATCTAGCATCTACACTTAGTAATGTATTTTGAAATCTTAAGGTTGTAAGTGAAATATTTCCTTTTGTATTTTCAATAACTCCAATTTCAGCATTTTCTGTCGAACCCATTCTGACATTCATCGCATCAATATACTCGCCATTAGGAAGAACTCTCTCATCGAGAACTTTATTCATCCTACCTGCAGTAAAGTTTCTAGTAAACTTTGGCATACTATTTTAATATTTTATCTAATCCTCTTAAGTTCATTAAAAGTCTTCCCGGATGAATATTGCTTATTCTTATTTTTGCATTTCTTAATAATGCTTGCTTATCCTTTTTAGCTCTTTGAATAATATATTCTTGAACTCCAAACTTTGCATTTAAAATTTCATATTTTACATATGCATAAACATAAGCTTCAAATAATTTATTTACTGTTATTAAAGAATTATCTCCTCCCTCCATACCATCTGATACATATTCTAAAATACATAATTGCTCAGACATTCCTGAATCAAAATTAATAACACCTGATTTTTTGTCTATTGAAAATGTAGGATTGGCATTTGCCGTTTCTGTATTTAAACCAAACCTTGCTCCAATAGCATAATCAAAATACCATTGCCCATCAACATTCCAACCCATTTGACCATTAAATTGGTTTCCTGCATTTAAGTATATTGATTTTTTTTGTCCTTTAATCCTATCAAAATCTATATTAGAATACTGAGGAGAAAGAGCATTACCATCTTGGTCAAACAATATATTTGAAAGGTTATCTTGAAGATATGCTTTTGATGAAAGAGTTTGAATGTTTTCACTTAATGGTCTTAATAAACCATTTTGGTATATAGATATTCTTACCCAATTAACATAGTCAGAAGGTAATATATATCTTAATGTATTTGGAACATTTAATTCTAATATTTTTATTTCTTTAAATGCGTCATAGTTTAGTTCTTGAACTGCACGTTTTGCATGGAACAATATTTTAAACCTTTCTTCGTTGTTTACTAAAGAATGATTTCCTGAGTACATTAAAAGAAAATTTGTTACAATATCAGCTAAACTAACATATTGATACGAACCCCAATTTAAGTCATCAGGATTGTTTCCATTATTCTCATAATATTCATACTGTGATATATATGCCATGTTTTATATATTATGGTATTTGTGCATTATTTTCCATCTCTTCTTGCTTTCCAAATTGAGCAACTAATGTTTCTCTAATTGATATACCACAATATTGAAGTATCTTAACAACTAATGAAGTTTCATTTTGCATTCCTACTTCAAAGTCTTGATAATCAGGTTGTGATTGGTCAAATACAGGCTCACCATTTGCTAATGAAATATAAGTCCACTTTGGATTTTTTGGATATCTAAAGTAAGTAGCTTCAATTTGTAATGGTAAATTTATATTAGAAGGATAAACAACTATTGTATCACTTGTTTGTGTATATGCAGGATATTGAATTGATGGAGCTGTAAGAGGTGACATTCCAAGTAAAGTTATTTTACCTGCTGTAACTTTTTCAGCTTCATTCTGAACTGACACATCCATTATTGTATAATTATTTGGAGTTACCAAGAAAATATCTACAGATAATGTTAATATTGTAGCTGTCACTGCAGTAATTGTTGCAGTAGTTGTTGGTGAAACAGATGTGTTTACAATAATATCTCCAACAGATACTCCCGCTAATGTAAAATTAGCAGTTGTATCAACTAATTGAAATGCTACAACAGATGTATTTACACCACTTGCAAGTATTTTTGAATAACATAATACTTTATTTATAAAATAATCTTCATCTCCTGTTGTAGTTACAGATGGTAAATAGTAAACATTTGATAATGTATTTGTTACAGATGTATTTGTTAATGAATTTGTTACTATAAATTCTTCTAATTGTTCTGCATATGATTTTCCAAAATCAGCATAATCTGTTCCTGATGCTCTAGCATTTTCCTTATTTATAACAGTATTATAATTAGGGAAATATGACATAAATAATTCTAATTGTGCTTGTTGAGCATACAAATTAAAATCAGATGGAGAAATATATCCGTAGTTATTTTTATTTAAAATAGCAATTACCGTATTCCTTACAGAGTTTATCATATTACAAAGATAATAAAAAAAAAGGCACTCTATTAAAGTGCCTATTAGTTTTTAAATTAACTGATTATTTTAAACTTATTTCTAAGAACTTTAAAACCTCAAGACCATCATCTGACTTTAAGAATAAAGCAACTGTTTCATAAGGGTCTTCACCAAATGGTATTCCCATCATTTTTTTCTTATTGCTTTTTGTATTAAACCATACTTCTCTTTGTCCATTTCTAAATTGCAATAAATTATGAGCAAAAAATAATTGCACATTTGATTGTAATTTAAGTAAAGGGTCATTAAGTATTTCTAAAAATGACCTAGGTTCTTTTTTAGCATATATTAATACATCTCTACGCAACTCTGCAGTTGATACATTTGTAACATCTTTTTGAAACATTACTCTACTTACTACTTCAAGTTGTTCAATGGTTAATTGTCTTGCTTCAATTAATGCGTCTACTTCAAAATTTAAATCTTCAACTTCTTGTGCGGCATCTACTGTCTTATCTACTTCTACAAAAGAATGTCCATTTAATGGATGATAATGTAAAAATTGTTGTAGTACAGGATTTGTTCTTGGAACAGATAAAAATCCATCATCAAAGATAATTGGTTCAAGAAGGAAATTTCCATCTTGCTCATCTTCAAATGGTGATTTTTGATTTCTTGCGTATCGCAAAGCTCTGTTCATATTTTGTTCTTCATCAAAATGCATAAGAGGAAATCTAGTTGTATTTCTTGATGGCAACGTAAAAGAAATTGGCGTTGCGTTACTTTTTAATTTGTAGGTCTTATCTACTGATGTTGTGTTTTTTTTCATTTTATTTAATTTAAGTTGTTACTAAAAAAATAGAGAGGGACACTGATGTCCCTCTCTTGATTTAATCATTTGTTATTATACTCCGTAACGGAATAATACAAAGTTATTCGCACCTAAAGTACAAACAGCACGCTCAGATAAGAAGTTAACCTCCATTGCATCTAAGTCACTAGTTTGAGCACCTCCGGCAGAACCTGTCATCCAAGTTTTGTATTTTCTATCTTCTGCTTGAGAAGCACGGTATCTAACGTGTAAGAAAGGTCGCTTTGCATTTTTACCCATAACTTGGTCATACACATTTGTAGAACCTGCAGGAACAAGTAATCCTGTTACAGTACCTGTTGAAGTTGCAGTTGTAGGCATACCTCCACGCATTGTTGGATCATTTAAGTATTTCCAATCAGTCTTGTAGAAATCATAACCTCTACGGAATCCTGTAAACCCTAAGTTTAACGCCATGTCTTTGTCATTGTCAAATAGACCATAAGAAGTACCACCTGCTCCATAAGAGTTTTGTCCTGCTAACATATCGTCAATGTCAAATCCAAAATCACGATTAACAAATAGTACGTTTTCTTCAATAGCACCTTGCTTATCTAAACGAGATATAACAGTGTCCCAATCAGCAAGATTTTGTGGATTACCACCACCCCATACGTTTCCACGACTGTTTACAACATAGAAGATACCTTCTGAACCTTTATTACCGGCTGAAGCAAATGTTGTTTGATTAGCTACACCTGAAGCTTGACCCGCAGGAATTGCCTCAACCATTGCAGTTTCAAGATAGTCTTCAAAACGTAAACGAGTTTCATGCTCTGATTTCAAGTACCAAAGGTATCCTGAAGCACCATTCTCAGTAGTTACTTCAACCCAACCAATTTGAGCCATGTCTGAACCATTTACTGCATACTTATCTTTTATGATAATTGGAGAATTTTCAAAAATAGTATCTTCAGCTTCTAAAGAGCCTTCCATACCAAATGTTCCTTTTTTAAATTCTGAACCATATATCCAAATAGAACAAACTGCTGCAGCAGCAAAAGTTTGACCACCTTGCTCATAATAAGCTACTGTAATAGTGTAAGTAGGACCTGCTCCTGCAGGTGCTACAATAACAATTCCTTTATTTGATAATCCCGTAGCATTATCAGTAATCATAACTGTTTGACCTAAACGGATTGCAATAGTGTTTCCTGTAGTAATTGTAGCATCTGTAATTGTAAATACAGACTGAGTAGCAGCAGCAGCAGCAGTTGCAACACAATTTGTATATTTTGTGTGTAAACGACCTTGCTCTGCCCATTTAATTAAATCGGAATTTGACGGCATCTCTGCTCCTACCATACGCAAGAATGAAGATACTGTACGATTACCATAACGCTCAAATTCTTTCTCATATGTATCAGGAAGATACTGATTTAAGAAGTCGAAGTTAGTAATGTAGTTTGTTGATAATGGAACTTGCTCCGAACTAGGAGTAAGACCAAAAGTTGGTGTTGATAAAATTGCCATTTTTTTTTGTTTTAGTTTTTATATTCTTTTTATACTTCTAATTTTTAGTCCGCTTCCGGATTCAGGACTTAGAGACTTGACCTGCATTCCATCAACCCTATTACTAGCTTCAGATACTTTACGTTCAGACATGTTTATATTTTTAATCTTACTTGTAACATCTTCTGTCGCATCTGCTTGACCTTGTTCATAAAAGAACTTAGCAAACTTGTCAGGGTTCATAGCCATAGCTAACGATTTATGATATCCTTGTGCGTCTTTCATTAAACCATTTTCATCTAAAAACTTATTTATAAAGTTTTGTGGTGATGAATGATTTTTTTTAATTTCGCTTAGATTACCGGGAGAAAATGAAAGTTTTTTATCGTTTATGTTGAAATCAAAACCTTTGAAATCATCGTTTAAAACTTCATTTGTCTTTTGGTCGAACCATTCTCGCTTACGCTTGTTTGATTCATCAATAGTCGCTGCTTCTTTTGTGTATTGTTTGTATGCCTCGAATACTTCCTTTTCTTCATCCGGAACATCTAAACCTCTTGACTCAAGGGGTGCAGAGTATTGTTCTTTCTGTTGATTGAAGTATTCGAGGCATACAAACAATACA